TCATGATTTAGAATATGAAAATATGCATGTCGAATCTGCTATTAAAGCAAACGCATTAGGCGTAGAGATGACTCGTAAAGTTAAGAGACTTGGATGTTCGTCGTTTAAAGATATATTAGAAAATAATAAGTTAGATATTGTTGATGATGATACTATATTAGAAATATCTACATTTGTTGCTAAAGGTGTTTCTTATGAAGCTTCTAGCGGTAATCATGACGATCTAGTTATGAATTTAGTGATGCTAGGTTATTTTGTATCAACACAATATTTCTCGGATATGACAGACATTAACTTAAAAGAAATGATGTTTAAAAATAAGATGAAAGAAATTGAAGATGATTTACCTCCTTTTGGATTTATAGATGACGGTCTAGATGGAATACCATCAGAAGAAGAACGCGGAGGCAGACAGTGGGCTATAGAATATTTGCCAGATATTTAAATATTATAAATAAGACTGAGTGAAAAAGAATCCGCATTATGAACCCGCATATAATTTAAATTTTCGAGAGGACAGAAATTATGGCATTTTCAGAATCTCCAGCAATTACCATTAGAGAGGTTGACGCATCCGGTGTGGTGCCAGCAGTTTCTTCTTCTACCGGTGCATTTGTTGGTAATTTCCGTTGGGGCCCAGTCGAAAAACCAATTCTGATTTCAAATGAAGCAGAACTGGCAGACACTTTCGGCACTCCTACGGCTGCAACATCTGTCGATTTCCATTCGGCAGCGTACTTTCTTAAGTATACAAATGCTCTTCAAGTTGTTCGCGTATTAGGCGATACAGACGGTTATAACGCTTATAACCACAACGAAGCAGCAAATGGAGCAAATGTCAGAATCAAAGACGGTGATGCATGGGATGCAGCGCTTGCAGGATTTGATTCCGATAAACACACATTTATAGCTAAATGGCCAGGAGCACTTGGCAATAGCTTACGAGTTTCCTTGTGCCCACAACAAGGTGCTGATTCAGCATTTGACGCTTGGGCATATAAAGACAACTTTGACACACCTCCAGGTACTTCACCTTTTGCCGAAGGTAAAACAGCTACTAACGACGAAGTTCATGTCGCAGTAATTGACAACCTTGGTAAATTCTCAGGTACTAAAGGCACAGTCTTAGAAACATATCCGTTTATGTCCTTGGCAAAAAATGCTAAGACCCCTGACGGTTCTACTAATTATGTAAGAGACGTAATCAATAGAAAGTCATCATACATTTGGATGGCTGGGCATGACTCTGATTATACAGTTGCAAATTCTGGGTTAGACGCTGATACAAACGTTGATTTCCAACTTTCATCTGGCGTCTTGGCTGCTAAAAACTACGATCTTACCGAAGGTGATGAATCAGAAAATATGGACGTAGGTGACTATATTACTGGTTTTGATCAATTTGAAGACAAAGATAATATCCAAGTAGATCTTATGATTGCTCCTCAAATGACTTCAAGGACAGATACCACTACAATAGTTAACGATCTTGTAAGTATTGCTCAAGGTCAACGTAAAGATTGCGTTGTCGTTGCATCTCCCGCTAGATCAGATATTGTAGGCCTACAAGCCACCGCTGCTAATACTAATGCTGTCGCGACGGCAGCCACGTTTACAGCGTCATCATATCTAGTAGTTGATAACAACTATCTTAAAGTTTATGATAAATATAACGATGAGTTTATTTTTATCCCCGCAAACTCATCAACCGCAGGTGTTATGGCTGCGACTGATGTAACTGCGGCAACTTGGTTCTCACCAGCTGGTCCACGACGTGGTCAATATCTTGGTGTGACAGGTATCTCATACTCTCCGAACAAATCTCAGAGAGATGTACTATATCGTAACGGTATTAACCCGATTGCGAATATTCCTGGTCAAGGGTTGCTACTATTCGGTGATAAGACAAAGCTTGCAAGACCTTCTGCATTCGATCGTATTAACGTACGTCGTTTGTTCTTGACTATCGAAAGAGCGATTGGAATCGCTGCTCGCAACGTTATGTTCGAATTCAATGATGAATTCACAAGAGCAGAATTTGTTGGCGTGGTTGAACCATTCTTAAGAGACATCAAAGGTCGTCGTGGCATAACTGATTTCCGTGTGATTTGTGACGAAACAAACAACACTGGTGCAGTTATAGATAGAAATGAATTTGTCGCGACTGTCTTAGTCAAACCTGCACGTTCCATCAACTTTGTTACTCTTAACTTTGTTGCTGTACGTACCGGAGTTGATTTCGCAGAAATCGCTGGTGTATAGGAGGTCAAATAGATGGTTTTAGGCGTAGACGATTTTAAAGCAAAACTAGCAGGTGGGGGCGCTCGTCCCAATCTGTTTAAAGTTACTGTTAACTTTCCAACAGCTATTCCCACCGATGGGGATGCTGAATTGACATCTTTCTTGTGTAGAGCTGCGCAGTTGCCTGGCTCTACGATTCCTGCTATGACTGTTCCTTTCAGAGGAAGACAATTGCAAATGGCTGGTGATCGCACATTTGAGCCATGGAGCGTAACTTGTATCAATGATACAAACTTCACAATCCGTAACTCTATGGAAAGATGGATGAATGGCATTAATGCTCATTCATTGAATACCGGAGAAGTTAATCCAATAAACTATCAAGCTGATCTAAAAGTTGAACAACTAGATAAGGATGAAAAAGTCCTTAAGAGTTATAACTTTGTCGCTGCATTCCCAACAGGTATCTCACCTATTGAGCTTGCATATGATGCGAATGATCAGATTGAAGAGTTCACAATTGAGTGGACTTACCAATATTGGACATCAAACACAACTACATAAGTTGGTATTGGAGAGGCTGGTTCGCTGGCCTCTCTTCACTTATTTTAGGATGAATTATGGCCGACAATAATGCATTAAAAATATTTGGCTTCGAAATTCGAAGAGCAAATAAAAAAGAAGAAGACAAGAAGTTACAGTCTATTGTACCTCGTCAAGATGACGATGGTGCTGGATATGTTACTGCTTCTGGTTCTCATTATGGTCAGTATATTAATATTGATGGAGATGATTCTAAAGACAATCATCAAATGATTATGAAATACCGTGGAGTATCAACACATCCAGAAGTTGATGCCGCAATCGAAGATATTATCAACGAATCTATTTCAGCGTCAGAGAACGAACAAGCAGTTAAAGTTACGCTTGATAAGGTTGAAGTATCAGATCAGATTAAAAAAGGAATTACCGAAGAGTTCGACAATATTATTTCTATGTTGGACTTTGCCAATAACGGCCACGACATGTTTAAGCGTTGGTACATTGATGGCAGATTATATCATCACCTTGTTGTAAATGAATCTAATATTAAAGCAGGTATTCAGGAAATCCGTCCTATCGATTCTGCGAAGGTTCGTAAAGTTAAACAAGTAAAGAAAAAGAAAGATCCCATCACTGGAGCTATGATAGTAGAAAGTGTTGATGAATATTACATTTATCAGGAAAAACCTGGAAGTCAAACATCAGGGGTAAAACTATCTAATGACTCAGTGAGTTATGTTACATCTGGACTTCTGTCAGCTGATAGAAAGAAGGTCGTATCGCATTTACATAAAGCACTGAAGCCAATCAATCAGCTTCGAATGATGGAAGACTCACTGGTCATCTACCGGCTTGCACGGGCGCCTGAGAGGCGAATATTCTATATTGACGTGGGCAACTTACCACGTGGTAAATCAGAACAATATATGAAAGACATTATGGCTCGTTACCGTAATAAGCTTGTATATGATGCAGACACAGGACAAATACGAGATGATCGCAAACATATGTCAATGCTTGAGGATTTTTGGTTGCCGCGGCGCGAAGGCGGTAGAGGCACTGAGATATCTACCTTACCAGGAGGTGAAAACCTCGGGCAGATTGATGACATCGTATACTTCCAAAAACGTCTTTACAGATCGCTTAACGTTCCTATAGCTAGACTTGAACAAGAACAACAATTTAGCCTAGGTAGATCTACAGAAATAAGTAGAGACGAATTAAAGTTTCAGAAATTTATCGATAGACTTCGTCGTCGTTTCTCAATGTTATTCTTAGAGATTCTAAAGAAACAACTTGTGATGAAAGGTTTAATTACTGAAGAAGACTGGAATGAGTGGAAAAACGATTTAATCATTGATTACACTAGAGACAATCACTTTACAGAGTTAAAAGATGCTGAACTACTAAGAGAAAGATTACAAACTTTAGATCAAGTAAGTCAGTACGTTGGAGATTACTTCTCAAAAGAGTGGGTAATGAAAAACGTATTGCAATTTGATGACGATGATATTAAACAAGTTGCGAAACAATCTGATGAAGAGCAACCTACAGACGATCAACAAAATCTTCCTG